AAAGGAACATACGGCAGCAAGGTTGGCCGTCCTAAGAAAAAGAAGAAAGTAAAGAAATAAATAACTTTATGTTACAATCACGACTCACCAATACTCTTTAAGAGGCACGTTACATGAGCGATGAAATCATGGGTACAGAAGCTGAGACTGAAACAGCAGCAGTAGAAAGTCAGGAAAAGACGTTTTCACAAACAGAGCTAGACCGTATTGTTGCTGACCGTGTAGGTCGAGAGCAGCGCAAGTTTGAAAAGCAATTGTCAGGCATCGACATTACTGAAGCCCGTCAGTTACTTGAAGACAAAGAAGCGGCAGCAATCGAGCGCCAGAAAGAACGAGGCGATTTCGAGTCTGTTTTGAAAGCAACAGTTGAAAAGAAAGATCTGGAAATACAAGCGTACAAAAGCAAGCTGCAAACAACCCTAGTAGACGGTGCTTTACTAACTGCGGCCAGCTCTAATAACGCTGTTGATCCTAACCAAGTTTCTGCACTGTTGAGAAACAACCTGCGGCTATCAGATGATGGTAGCGTAGAAGTTCTTGACGGCAATGGCACACCAAGGTATAACGATAGCGGAAATCTGCTGTCAACTGGTGAGCTGGTAGCGGAATTTTTAACGGCTAATCCTCATCATGTTCGAGCCTCTTTAAGCGGTTCAGGCAGTCAAGGTAACGCTGGTGGCTCTACGCAGAAGCCTCTCTCTGTGGCAGATATGGTCGATAATTGGAACGATGGCGGTAAAGAAGCCTTCGCTGCAATGAAAAAGAAATCGCCCAAATAAACCAATTTTACTAATTAATTATTTAATCTTTTGAGGATTTAATCATGGCTGCAACTACTTCCACTACTTTAGACGACCTGTTTGTAAATATTATCGCTCAGGCGCGTTTCACCGCTGAAGAGCAATCCCTAATGATGGGTCTTGTTACTCAGTACAACATCGGTTCAGAAGCCGGTAAAACTATTCAGGTTCCTAAGTACCCAGCTATTGCCGCTGCCGACCTTACCGAAGGCACTGACATGGGTTCAACCACTGTATCAACTAGCTCTGTTTCAGTAGCTGTTGGTGAAGTTGGCGCACAGGTCTTGCTGACTGACATGGCTGCTTACGGCGCTGGTAACCCTGCTGTTGAGCTTGGTACTGTTCTTGGTAACGCTATTGCTACTAAGATGGATCAGGATCTGCTCGGCTTGTTCTCTGGCTTCACTGCTGCCTTTGGCGCTGCTGGTCAAGAGATCACTGTTGCTGATCTGTTCAAGGCTGCTGCTACTCTGCGTGCTAACAAGGTAACCGGCGTAATCAACGCTGTTGTTCACCCTTATCAGGCATACCAGTTGAAAGCTAACCTGACTAACACTTTTGCTAACCCTAACGGTGGCGACTCTCAGAACGAAGCAATGCGTAACGGCTATGTCGGCACTATCGCTGGTATCAACGTATACGAGTCTGCCAATGTTGCTATTGACGGCGCTGGTGATTCAGTAGGTGCAGTATTTGCTCCTGAAGCAATCGCAATCGCAATCAAGAAAGACTTTGGTATCGAGACTCAGCGTGATGCATCTTTGCGTGCATTCGAGCTGAACGCTACTGCCGTTTACGGTGTTGGCGAGTTGGACGATAGCTTCGGCGTTAAGATGACTTTTGACTCCGTACTTTAAGTGATAGATTCCCTGCCCTCTTCGGGGGGTGGGGTTTTACTGAGGTATAACATGGCATTTTCAACAGATGCAGACTTGATGCAGTTGGTTCCAGATATTCTAAATCTGGGCATTGATTTCTTTGATGCGGAACACCCAAAGGCGCAAGCAGATATTGAGCGTGAAATCAGAAACCGCTGGTGGGAAAAGCGCGGTATTTCTGGTGAGCTAAAACCCGAATACTTAACTGATTCGCAGTGGACTAAAACCGCCGCGTATTTGGTTCTGTGGAAGTACGCATTGCCCCAGCTTACAAACTGGGTGGATGGTGATCGCTTCCAGAACATGATCAGCTTTTACAAGTCCCGTTATGCTGAAGAGCTTGAGGCTGTATTTCAAGACGGCGTTGAGTATGACGATGACAACAACGGCACTATTGACGAAGACGAAAAGACCCCCATTAATCACGGTCGGCTAGTTCGTTAATGGATATAAAGATAAGCTCAAACGCCAAAGACATTGCTAGGCGTGTCGGCAAGAAAGGCAAAGAGTTATCAGATAGTGTAAAGCGTGCGTTATCCCGTACGGCTCAGGCTGGCGTTAATATTATTGAAGAGCGCACTGCTGACGGTATAGGTTATAAGGGCGGCAAGTTTGCAGCTTACGATCCCGTTTATGCGGCTTTTAGGAGATCTAAAGGCAGAGGTGAAATACCTGACTTGCAGTTTACGGGAAAGATGCTTGGGTCTATGACGACTAGAGCTAACAGTAGGCAGGCTGAGATATTCTTTAGCCGAGCTACAGAGTCTAAGAAGGCGGCAATGAATGACAAGAAGCGGCCTTTCTTTGGCTTCAGCCAGAAGGAAGAAAAGAAGCTAGGCGAAATATTCTTTAGGAACTTAAAATGAGCATCAGAGAAAAGATAGCTGAAAACCTAGTTACAACGCTGCAAGGGATCATTCAGCCAGTAAACATTAAGTATGTTACTAGAGAGCCGTTTGATTTCCAGAAGCTTTCTAACGCCCAGTACCCAGCAATCCTAGTAAGGAGCGCAGGCGAAGAGCGTGGAGATTCTACCATTGGCGGGTCGATAACTCAGCGGATGGGTAATATTGATTATGATTTGATTTGCTACGTTAAGGGTTCGGTAATTGATGCTGCCCGAAATGATATAATTGAAGCAATCGAAGAAGGTCTTGATGTTGACCGTTTGCGCGGGGGCTTTGCCCTTGATACGCAGGTTACACGCATTGAGATTGATGAAGGTTCTATCGACCCTATTGGTGGGGTTATAATGACAATTCGCGTTCTGTACCAATACACTCGCGGCACAACTTAAATTAATTAAAGAGGTATTATCATGGCGACTAAAACAGGCGCATCTGGTGTTGTAAAGCTTCAAGTAGCGGGTACGACTGTAGCCGTTGTTGGTGAAGTACGTTCTTTCACGTTTGACGGTTCAGCGGACACTATCGAAGATTCAGTAATGGGTGATGTTGCACGCACCTATAAGCAAGGCTTGTCTACTAACACTGTATCACTTGAAGTCTATTGGGATGAGGCAGACGCACAGCAGCTTATTCTTGATGAGCGCACTTCAATTGATTTTGAAATCTATCCTACAGGCACTGGCTCCGGCGAAACTTTCTTTTCTGGTAACGGTATTGTCACTTCACGTTCTATTACTGGTTCTTTTGACGGAATGGTTGAAGCCAGTTTCTCAATCCAATGCAGCGGAGCAGTTACCGAAGCACAAGCATAAGGGGATAAACCATGGGATTAGCTAAAGAGTTAAGAAACAGAAGAAAGTTACAGGCGCGTGAAGTTAGCGTACCTGCTTGGGGTGACGATTCTGGGCCGTTTAAGCTGTATTGCAGAAGTATTACTTGCTACGACTTAGATCAGTTGCAGAAGAAGCACCCTGACTTTCTTAATAATATGACTATCGGGTCTATGGTTGATCTAATCTGCATGAAAGCAGAGGATGAAGGCGGCACAAAACTTTTTGCATCTGCTGAAGACCGTCTTGACCTGATGGGTGAAGAAACCAACGTTATTTCTGATATTGCCAATCAGATGTTTGCAGAGATTGAATCTGTTGAGGCTATACAGGGAAACTAAAAAGCGATCAGTCAAGGATTAACCTGCTTTCCTTGGCTGACCGCCTTCACCTTACGATCGAAGAAGCAGAGCAAATGCCCGTCAACCATTTCAACGAATGGCTGGCATACTTCCAGATAATGAGTGAATCAAATGGCTGAAAATGTAAAGATTGTAATTAGCGCGGTAGACAAGACCAAGAAGGCTTTTGGTGGCGTAACTAACGGGTTAAAAGCAGTTGCGAAAGCAGCTTTCAGCATGAGAACAGCCATTGTCGCCGCCGCTGGTGCTGCCGCACTTGGCTATATGGTTAAGCAGTCTTTAACGGCTGTAGACTCCCTCAAGAAGACCGCCGATAAGATAGGCACTACAACCGAGGCTTTAAGCAAGCTCCAATTTGCCGCACAGCTAACTGGCGTAACTGTTGAAACAGTCAATATGGCTTCTCAGCGGTTTACTAGAAGGTTAGCAGAGGCTGCAAGAGGAACCGGAGAGGCAAAGGCTGCGCTGCAAGAATTAAACATCAATGCTGAAGAGCTAAAGAAAAAAGGCTTAGATGAGCAGATGCTTATTCTTTCTGACGCTTTTGGTCAGGTGCAAAGTTCAGCCGATAAAGTTCGTCTGGCTATGAAACTCTTTGATTCTGAGGGTGTTAGCTTAGTCAATACGCTGGCTGAAGGCAGAGAAGGCTTGATAGCAATGTTCCAAGAAGCTGAAACGCTTGGCGTTGTTATGTCTAGCCGAGCAGCTTCGGGCATTGAAGATGCAAATGATGCGCTAACTAAACTGTTTACTCTTTTCAAAGGTATTCGAGATCAAATTACTGGCGCACTTGCTCCGACCATAACTTATCTAACTACTTTGATAAAAGACAAGCTCCTAGAGGCTGTCACAAAAGCTGGCGGCTCTATTGAAGAATTTGCCAATACTTTTATAAAGAATGCTATTGTTGCTTTTGGTAACTTTGTCATAGGTATTTCAAAAGCTGTAGAAGGCATAATTACCTTTGCCAATACCGTAGCCTTTATGGTCGGAAAAGTTAAAGCGTACTTTGACGAAACTGCTGTAGCTATTGAAAATACGTTTGGGTTTGCAGCTTCTGACAAGATCAGGAAAGCTGGCGAGCAAATTGTATTCTTTGGTGAAAACTCTGGGTTTGCTTTTGGTGAAGTTACTAAACTAAATTCAGAGCTAGATAAAACCCCTGACATTTTCAATAAATGGGGAGATTCAATCAAAAAAGTGGGCAGCGAAATGCCAACTTTGGCAGAGCATATGGATGCGGTTTCTAAAGGGGCGGCAGGAGCTTTGACTGACGCTTTAACTTCAGCGATAAGCGGAGCTAAATCATTCGGTGAAGCAATTAAAGACATGGCTAAAAGCGTTATTGATAGCCTCATTAAAATGATGGTTCAATATTGGCTGGTGCAACCTTTGTTTAACGCTATTGGTGGCGCTTTAGGAATGCCCACTACTGGCGGTGCAACAGGTAAAGCCATCGGCGGCCCTGTACAATCAGGCCAGCCCTATATGGTTGGTGAGCGTGGCCCAGAGATGTTCGTGCCTAACTCGCAAGGATCAATCGTACCCAACAACAGAATGGGCGGCGGTGGCGGTGTGGTAGTCAACCAGACCATTAACGTCACTACAGGCGTTCAGCAGACAGTTCGCGCAGAGATTGCTACACTTATGCCTCAGATCGCTAACGCGGCTAAGGGAGCAGTTGCTGACGCCAAAATGCGCGGTGGCAATTACAGCAAAATGCTAGGAGCATAAGAAGTGCCTTTATCTTTTCCAAGTGTAGGAATAACAAACCTCAATATGCGCCTAAAGCGTAGTGTTGCTGTATCTGAATCACCGTTTAGCTTTGACCAGCAAGCCTATGAGCATCAGGGCGCAAGGTGGGAGTGTGAAGTTACACTACCCCCGCTAAACTACGCGGAAGCCAAAGCAGTACAGGCTTTTATTGTTGGCTTAAAGGGTCGGTCAGGCACGTTTACTTTCGGCAGTCCTTTGCACAACAGCACTACCACTGCATCCGTTGCCAGCGCCGCTATTCGCGCAGAGTCTTTTACGACTACAGCAGGATCAGGTTCAATTGCCGCAGGCGACTACTTCCAGCTAGGCGATTACCTTTATATGGCTACAGCCGATAAAGCGTCAGGCGCTAACGTGTTATCCTTTCAGCCTCCATTGAGGGCTGCTGTGACTACTAGCACTGCTTTAGATTTCACCTTGCCAAAGAGCCTCTGGCGATTATCATCCAATGACATTGGCTGGTCAGTTGATACGGCTTCAATCTATGGATTTACCTTTGCGTTTGTCGAGGCTTTATAATGAGCAGAACATTAAGCACAGAGATGCAGGCGGTTGCGTCTGCTGAGTTAGTCCGTCCAATCTATCTGGTCAAGATGGAGTTTGATTCTGGTGATTTAGACCTGTGGTCTGGCTTAGGCAATTTGGTTTACGGCGGTGATACTTACGTTGGAACTGGCGACCTAATGGCTATCAGCTCTGTAAAAGAATCAGAAGAACTTACCGCTAACGGTGTTACTTTCACCGT